TATCGATATCGATCCCAAGATGCTTCCCGAAAACCAGTTTTTCGAGAACGCAGGATACGAACTCGCCAAAGACTTTGACACAGCGTTTGAACCGCATTACTACCAGAACGAAGCGGTAGCACACGGCCTGTATCACAATCGCGCTCTGTTCCTGTCACCTACAGCATCGGGTAAGTCCTTTACGATCTATCTTCTGGCGAGACACTTTGTAGAATCAGAAGGTCTACGCGTTCTTATCATCGTGCCTACCATATCACTTGTGTCTCAGATGGCAAGCGACTTTTTGGAATACAACAAGGGTCGCCCTCTAAACATTCACAAGATCACCTCGGGTGTGGACAAGAACGTTGACGCCGATTACACCATCACGACCTGGCAATCCATCTACAAGATGCCACAGCAATGGTATGACCGTTTCGGCGTTGTGGTTGGTGACGAAGCGCATTTGTTCAAGGCCAAGTCACTCGCCAAGATTCTCGAAAAAACGCCTGACATTCGGTATCGTTACGGCCTGACAGGTTCACTTGACGACTCTCAGACACACCGTCTTGTTCTGGAAGGTCTCTTTGGTCCTGTCTACAAGGTGACAAGGACCAAGACGCTCATCGAAGAAGGTAAGTTGGCAGACTTTGGTATCAAGGTACCGATCCTTCAGTATGACGACGCGTCACGCAAGGTTGTGTCAAAACTGACATACCAAGAGGAGATGGACTGGATCGTTTCGAACCACAACCGAAACAAGTTTATCCGCAATCTCGCACACTCACTCAAAGGCAACACACTGGTTCTGTTCCAGTATGTCGAAAAACACGGCAAGGTTCTGTTGCCGATGTTGGAATCGGACGACCACCGTATTCATTACGTTGACGGTTCCGTGGATGCGGAGGCGCGCGAGGAGGTTCGTCGCGTCTGTGAAGCGACCACAGGTAACATCGTGCTTGCGTCCTATGGCACTTTCTCCACGGGCATAAATATCAAGAGACTGGACAACGTGATCTTCGCGTCACCGTCGAAGTCCAAGATTCGTAACCTTCAGTCTATCGGCCGCGTCTTGCGTGTTGGCAATGGCAAGACCAAAGCGACCTTGTATGACATTGTGGATGATCTACAGTGGAAAAGTCGCAAGAACTTCGCAGTCAAGCACTTTCTCGAAAGAGTGAAAATTTACAATGATGAAGGCTTTGAATTCAAGGTCTACAACGTTCCGATGAAAGGATAACACATGGCGAACATGATTTAACTCAAGAACGGCGCAGATATCGTTGGTTACCTCACCGAAGAACACGACAAGTATATTCTGGTCGAGAAGCCGGTTGAAATGCAGGTCGATCCTGAGTTTGGTTTCTTTGCGAAATCTTACCTACTGCTAGCGCAGGGCGATACCGCCAGATTCAACAAGAGTGACCTTCTGCTTCTGGCGCCTGCAAACGACAAGGCAATTCGCTACTACGAGGAGTTTTCTGGTCGCCTGGACGAAATTCAAGCATCGCGCGAGGACTTTGACCCAGAAGAACTTGAAGATATCGAGGACACGATGCGCGCCTTGCTCGAATCGCGCATGAGCACGAAGCACTGAGCCTAGGTCTCATGACCGGGCAGTAGCCGATTATACCAAAAAAAGCCGTCCTGGCAAGCACTTTCTGCTCTTGACAAGTGGTGTGTGAATGTGATAAGAATGGAGAACATGTATCAATATGGCAAAAAACTACGTTAACAACGCTGACTTTCTAGAAGCGATCATCAAATACAAGAAACTGTGCCAAGAGGCAGAAGATTCGGGCGACGAACAACCTATCGTGCCAAACTTCATCGGGACATGCTTGTATCAGATTGCTAACAGACTGGCAACCAAACCCAACTTCTCGGGTTACTCTTACAAAGACGAAATGATTGCAGACGGGTTGGAGAACGCGATTCAAGCGTTGAACAACTTCGATCCCGAAAAGTCGAGCAACCCGTTCGCATACTTTACCCAGATCATCTGGTATGCCTTCCTGAGGCGAATCGAAAAAGAGAAAAAGCAACTCTACATTCGACATAAGGTGGTCGAGAATTCTATGATCCAAGGCACCATCATCGAAAAGGAAAGTGGTGATGCGGGTGAAGCAGGGTTCGTTGACTTGAACAATGATTATATGAACGACTTCGTTGAAGGTTTTGAAAAGAAGATGGAACAGAAACGAGCCAAGTCTGCCAAGACCAAGAAAGGGCTCGAAAAGTTTGTGGAGGATGATGATTGATAAGTGAACGTCTACATGAAATGTTGGAGCGAAACAAACGCTTCAGTGACGATCCCGACACGCAAATTTCTTGCGTGATTGTTACGAAAGACGGCCGTGAAATCTGGGGTGCCAACCGTTTGCCTATCGGTCTGCATCCGCACGATGTATCTCTGGAACGTCCCGAGAAGTATGATTGGATCGAACATGCCGAAAGACATGCGATCTTTGAATGTGCTCTGTCAGGCACTTCCACCTACCGAGCAAAGATGTATCTGACAGGTTTTCCATGTGTCGAATGTGCCCGCGCTATTGTCAACTCGGGTATCGCAGAACTGCATTGCAAACCAGCCAAATTTTTTGACGTTGAACGTTACAAGTTTGACAAGTCACGCCGTATTCTGGAGGCTGGTGGTGTGACCATCTATGAGGACTATGAATGAAAATCGCTGTGATTACGGACACTCACTGGGGCGCAAGAAACGACAATGCTGCCTTCGCTGAGTATTTCAAGAAATTCTACCGTGAAGTGTTCTTTCCCAAACTAGACGAACTGGGCATTCGAACCGTTCTGCACCTTGGTGATCTGGTCGACCGTCGCAAATATATCAACTATGTGACGGCGAAGAACCTTGAGGACGAGTTTATGCGGCCTCTGGCGGAACGCGGTATCGCTCTGCACCTGGTTCTAGGCAACCACGACACCTATTACAAGAACACGAATGAAGTCAACGGGCCGATGCAACTATACGGCCGGTCCTCTTACGATAACGTCTTTATCTACGGCAATGAACCTGTTGAACTGGAACTTGGCAACACCACCGTCATGTTGTCGCCTTGGATTTGTGCCGACAACTCGAAAGTGACCTTCGAAGCGTTCCGAGACACCAAGGCACAAGTCTTGATGGGTCACTTCGAAATCCAGGGTTTCGAAATGATGAAAGGTCACCTCTGCGATCACGGGATTGAAGTGAAACTATTCGACAAGTTTGACTCGGTCTACTCGGGCCACTTCCACCACCCATCGTCGCACAACAATATCACCTATCTTGGTGCACCATACGAAATGACATGGACCGACTTCGAAGGCAAGCGAGGATTCCATATCTTCGATACTGACGACAGAACCATGACGTTTGTGCCGAACCCTTTCCGCATGTTCCACAAGATCATGTATGACGACAAGGACATGACCATCGAAGATGTTGCCAACCTTGATACTTCAAGCTTGACAAACACGCATATCAAGGTTATAGTCCGTGAGAAGTCTAATCCATATATCTTCGACCTGTTCCTTGACCGTCTGCAACAGTCTGGCGCAGCGGATATCAAGGTCGTTGAAGATCACATGAACCTGGACGCTGTAGACGAAAACGATTTACTGGACGAAGCGCAAGATACACTCACCATCCTGAAACAATACGTTGATGGTCTTGACGTGAAACACGACAAGACCAAGGTCGAGTCTTGCCTTCGCGAGCTTTATCAGGAGGCAATGTCTCTATGATCTGGGAGGACCTGGATTTAGAAGAACAACTGGTCTGGTTATCTCGGGCAAGATACCTCATAGAAAGAGGTTACTTGCCCGGGCGTCGCTAAGAGGATGTTTGAACGGCGCGGTAACCCTTATGGCTTCGGTTTTGACCCTTCGCAACCCTGAACATGCAGACATGGTTTAGACCTCTTTCCTTGCAAAATCTTCGCAGGTTGTGCAATCTAATCTCGCGACCTTCGGGGTCGTCGATAAACGACCACTCCGTAGCGTTCGCATCGCCTATCTTTCGACGGTGTTCTTCCGAAACGGTCTTGCCTTCGAAATTTTTGTTTCCCTTGAGTCTCTCTGAAATCTTCTTTCTGGTCTCTTTGGAAAACTTACGACCTTTCAAGGATTCGGCTCTCTTGCACACCGCATCAGGACTTTGTTTCTTACCCAACTTTGCTTCGCGCATCTTCTGCCTGGATTCTTCACTAGGTGAATATCCCGTAGAACCTTGTCCGCCTTCTGTTAGGTTATAACCAACCGGCATATCGTTGCTGTTGTGTTCTGCGATATATCTTGGTTCTAGAATATCATAGGCTTCGCGTTCGTCTTTCGTCTCCGCTATGACCTCTTGTTCAAAGGATTCCCAACCATACTTACGAATGGCTTTGGAAATCAGAAAATCATTTGAAGCATAACTGTGTTCTCGCATACGCTTTTTGAGGTTGTTAGTCACGCCTATATAAACTTTGCCGTTGACTTTGTTCGTCAAACGGTATATACTGTATGTAACTGAATCTTCCATCGAATCACCTATTTATCTATTGTGGTTCGTTTACTATTTATAAGGAAAGGAATCTTGCGTGCTGCATTTTGAGCGTGTAAGGTGGAAAAATATGCTTTCCACTGGCAATAACTGGACTGAAATCCAATTAGACAAATCTCGCACAACTCTAATTATTGGTGAGAACGGTGCCGGTAAATCGACCATGCTGGATGCTATTTCGTTTGCTCTTTACGGCAAACCTTTTAGACCTATACGAAAACCTCAGCTCATGAACAGCATCAACCAGAAGTCGCTTGAGGTCGAGGTGTTCTTTCGCTCGGGTAGTCGGTCATATAAGGTTCGCCGCGGCATCAAACCGAACATCTTTGAAGTCTGGCGCGACGGCGAACTTCTGAACCAAGACGCCGCGTCTCGCGACTATCAGGCATATCTGGAGGAGAACATCCTGAAATTGAACCACAAGTCATTCGGGCAAGTGGTTGTTCTGGGTTCTTCCACGTTCGTTCCGTTCATGCAATTGCCGGCCGCCGCAAGACGTTCCGTGATTGAGGACTTGCTTGACATTCAAATTTTCACAATCATGAATACGTTGCTGAAAGAACGTGTCTCCGAGAACAAGTCCGAGATTCAGGAAATCAAGTATCAGATTGACCTGTTCAAGAACAAGATCGAATCTGCCAAGTCGCATAACGAGTCCATTCGTCGCATGAAGGAGACCGAGGTCGGTCGCCTGAAAGAAAAGATGAAGGAACAACTAGACTACATCGAAGGCGAGAAAGCGGCAATCGACGTTCTCATGGACGAAGTGGAAGGTCTGGTTCAAAGTATCGCTGACAAGGCCGCCGTTCAAAAGAAACTGTCTGACCTACAAGAGGTTGAACGCGAACTTCGCGGTCGTCAGCGCACTCTACAGAAAGACATGCAATTCTTTGAAAGTCACGACAACTGCCCCACCTGCAAGCAGGACATCGAACACGACTTCAAGGAGGAAAAGGTCGCTAAGTCCAAGTCGAAGGTTGAAGAAATCGACAAGGCGCTGGGTCAACTTACCGAGAGGTTCGAAAAAGTCACGGTTCGCTTGTCTGAAATCGACGCGGTCGAGACTACTATCTCCGCCAAGAACCTTGAAATGAGCGAACACCGCGCGAACGTCAAACTCGCTATGACGACATGTAAGGGTATCAAAGATGAACTGGTGAACGCGGAGAAAGAGGTCGAAGCAATCGACACAACCGAAATCCGCGATCTAGAGGACGAACTGGCCGCCTATCACAACAAGCAGAACCAACTATTTGATACGCGCGAAACCCTTGGCATAGTCAGCACACTGTTGAAAGACGGCGGCATCAAGACCAAGATCATCAAGCAGTATGTGCCTGTGATGAACAAGCTCATCAACAAGTATCTGGCTGCGATGGACTTCTTTGTGCAATTCGAACTGGACGAGAATTTTAACGAGTCGATCAAGTCGCGTTTCCGCGATGAATTTTCTTACGGTTCGTTCTCGGAAGGCGAGAAGCTGCGGATCGACCTGGCCCTGTTGTTCACATGGCGCACTGTGTCGAAACTCCGCAACTCGGTGTCAACGAACCTGCTCATAATGGACGAGATTATGGACAGCTCACTGGACGCTGCTGGCACCGAGGAATTCCTCAAGATCATAAATGAGTTGACAAACGACTCGAATGTGTTTATTATCAGTCACAAAGGCGACCAACTATACGACAAGTTTGAAGAAGTGATCCGTTTCGAGAAAGTCAAGAACTTCTCGCGCATCGCTGCATAAGAGGTGACCATGGATATCGAAGAACAGTGGAAACTATTCCAAGAACAATACCCGGTAGAGAATGTGCCGGTTGTGACAGACGAAGAATTGCGTGAAGCGCTCAACCGCGACCTTGGGCGAGTCTCGCAAATGACCGTTGGTGAATACACTTTGTATCAGAAGTGGCTTGAGGTCAAGCAGAAATATCCGACCCGGGAGGTTCAGACGCTTTTCGGCACCGAGAAACAATTGGTCGACCTTGAACAAGAACGCATCTTGAAAGAGGTTCGCGCCAACATGTGGTGTCCGGAGAGTCCTGACGACTATCTGGAACTTCAACCGACAATGGTCTACACCGACGACTCGGGCACCGAGGCGGTGGCTGCTCTTGGTGGCACGACCGAGATTGAACGCAAGCGCACCAAAGACCTGCCTGAAAAGTGGAACGCACTTCGCACCTTTTCTTCGACCATGAAGAACAACTCCAACATCGGTCGCAGCCTGAACTTCTTTCTGGAAGACCAGGTGACGGGCAAGTATCTGGGTGTTATCTGTATCTCCAGTGACTTTCTTGATCTGACGCCGCGTGACAACTGGATTGGTTGGGAGCGTGAGAAAAAGACGCAAGGTCACATGATTAACTACACGGCCATCGGTTCAACGATTGTGCCGACACAACCACTCGGCTACAACTATGTTGGTGGTAAACTGCTCGCGCTGTTCTGCCTGTCTGACACCGTGCAAAAACTCTGGAAGCAACAATACGGCGACGTTCTGGTTGGCGTTACAACGACTTCGCTCTATGGTAAGACCAAGGCGGGCGGTCTGTCTCAGTATGACAACCTGAAGCACTGGAAAAAGATGGGTTATTCATCGGGTTCTGTCTCATACGAAGCGACCCGAGAAACGCAATACATGATCCGCAACTGGTTGCACCGGAACCACACGCGCAAGTATTTTGAGTGGTATGCTGCGAAGAAAGACACAGGTCAACCATACAAGCGCGATCACCGCAACCGTTCATACACGTTCACCTACAACAAACTCGGTATCGACAAGAACCTGATTAGCTCCGCGCACCAGCGTGGCATCTACTTCTCGCCGTTGTATGACAACACGCGGGAGTTTCTACGCGGCGAAATCGCCGAAGTCGATCTGGTGAAATCGTTCGACACGAGTGAAGAATATCTTGTCAACTTGTGGAAAACCAAGTATGCAAGTAAGCGTATCAAGAGTCTGGTGAGTCAGGACCGAGTGAGTGACGAAGTGTTGTTCTACGATGATCTTATCTATATGTCGTGGGAAGAAGTGAAAGAGAAGTATCTAACACAGGTGGGACGATGATTACACTTTATGATGAT